AGTTTGGGTTAGATTTGTCCATCTGGTCGGACGTCAAAAAGAACGCCACTTTGCCAGTACGCAATACCAAATCAGAACCACTAAGATTTGCACCTTTTAAATTTGCCATGTTTTTCAACTCCTTTTTTCGAAAAATAAACTTTCATTTGAAACTATATATTGTAGAATTTTGTAATTTTATACAACAGTCAATCGCCCTAAACTGCTATATAGCCTAATTATAGCATAATTTCAATCTTCTGTCAAGTTATAATAGTAGTACATTTGCAAATAATACATTCTGATGTGCATTTCATAACGTGCCGTTGCGGATTCTGCATCGGCTACATACCCAGAACTCACAATTTCAAGCTTTAAGGCAATTCTACCATCACCTAAAACTGGCAAATTTCTTGTATAATTTGCTTTTTCAATCCAGTTTTGAAACTTTTCTTGAAATCCAGAATTTTCTAATTGTTGCAATGTCGTTTCAGAATAACTTTCTGATGTCGCAAAGATAAATTCAAATATTCTCTTTTCCGTCCCGTCTACATATTTTTCATAGATGGGATCAACGGGTAATACATCGATAGAATAACCCTCTTCTAACATATCAATCCCGAGAACCTTATCTGCTTGCAACAATGGACAATCCGATATAAAATCACGGATACATTCAATCAATCTCATTTACTGCCTCCTTGCACGCTTTCAAAATATCTTTACGATATTTACCATATGTTCTAAACACCCAATGCCAACCGGGTGCGTCACTTCCTTTTGGTTTTGCTTTCCAATATACATGAGGTGCATAAACCATTTTCCAATGTAACACGCCCTCATCTATGCGTGAATTTGCTAAACCGCTTTTATATAATGCACCTGTTCTGTATGGAATAAACGCCCTTGATTTTTCCAGTATTTGCGAAGTAGCCGTTTTTTGAACGGCTTTTGCAAATTTCGGATATTTTGCCTCTGCTCCAGATAAATCAATACTAAGCACTTTTATATGACTACTCATAAAAAACACCGCCTTTTTTTATTTATTATAGCATATTTTAGGGGATATTGCAACAAAAAAACACCCCTAAAAAAAGAGGCGTTTTCAATTCGGTTAATTTCTTAGATTTTGAATGTAATAAATTTACTTGCATTTCTACAAGCATAGTTATATTATAGCATATAAACGATATTTTGTCAAATAAAAATGTCCCCAGACCGTAGGGGGCATTTCTTTTTTGTTGGTGTGGTGGGAAGATTAAAGAAATAGGATATACTCCACATTTCAATACCGATTATAGCATATAAATTAAATTCTGTCAAGCCCTAATAATCTCTTAACTTCATCTTCTGTAAGCATATCAGGATACGCTTGTTGTAATTTCAAAATTGCATCACTCAACCCAGTTAATGCACTTGTATCAGGTTCGAAGATAGGCGCCCAAACTGTTTTCAAATCTGTATAATGTGCACGATTATATGGATAATTATCACGGATACAGCAGGCAATATAAGCCGTGTTGACAAAACCCACTTGAAAACATCTTTGAGCTTGACGGGCAGTTAATCGTAATGTTTCATGGCTTGCACGGATTGAACCTTCACTTGATGGATTGGAAGTCACAAAACCTAAATCATCTAATGTCAAACCAGTTTCACCTGCAAACAGACTGGCAAGTGTTTTCATCTGTTCACTATATGGTGTCATAGATTGTGGTGCAAATTGCCCGATAGTTGGCACATCACCATCATCATCTTTACTAAATGCCAAAAAGCTTGACATAGTCGCATATCTGCCGTTAAATTCGGCATCTTCTGAAAGCCCTAAAATATATTTTTGTGCAACAGAATAAAATTCACTGGCTACTTCTGAACGGCGTAATGTTCTCAAAGCGGCTTGTTGTATATCCATACAAGCACGGCTAATTCTGGAATGCCCAAACGGGCGTTTGGCATCTGGGCGGTAAATCATCGGTACTAATGCACAAAATGGTGCTTTATGTGTCATAGTTTCACTTTGCACGCCGTCTCTATAATAGATTGTCTTTTCAGGCAAGAAATAGGCTTCTAATGTCGGCTTGCCCCATTCGTCTGTATCTAAAATAGCATAACCTTCTGTTAATAGATTAGTTTGTGGGTCGATAATACCAGTTGCATGACTACCGTCAATAACTTGCAAACACGGATAGTCATTTTTCTTGCCAATATAGATAAAACTACAAGACGAAATTAAAGCACTCAACATAGCATTATCTAATAAAATATCACTGTTACTCTCTTCAAAAATTCTTGTGGCATCATAATTATCATTATCAAATTTTGAAATCACTAATCTATCGGAAAGCACATCAACGGCTTTAGAACACCAACCTAAACACTCAGAAAGCCACTTAAATTCAGCTGGAATAACGCCGTTTATATCAATAATGCCGTTTTTCATTTCATAATATTGGTATCTGATACGCACACGTGCCGCACGGCGTGTACATTTGCTTTTTAAATAGTCTAAACCATATAACATTCAAAAAACCTCCTTATTTCCATATATCACTCAACCAAACTGGTGCGCCATCTCTTGTATAAATTTGCGGGTCTGCTTGGAAAGTGAGTGTCACATAAAATACGTTTGGATAACCTGCATCTTCAATTTGAATTTTCGGTTCACGAACCATAAAATAATAATCCACAAAAAAACTATCATATAATTTTGTTTGCCCTGAAAAAGTCAACCATTCGGAAATTTTAGCAAATGTATCTTGACGTCTAAACAAATCACTATCTAAATAATCAAACTTGTATGTCAAAGTTCTTGGAGCATAGCTTTTAATGCCTGTAATGTCGTCATAATCGTATACAATATTGGAGTAAGGCACACGTTCTGTATGGTCATCTTTTTCCAATGCAGACAAAGAACGTTCTAATAGCCCGAGGTGAAAATCTTGCCAAGAATGCAAATCATTTATAAAAATACCAATCATAAAGAAAGCCCCCTTTGTTTTAAAGCTAATGTTACACCTTGACGGCGGTCAATATGTTCTGCCATACCTTCGGCTAATAATTCACCATCAAGTTGTACACTAACATACAAATTTGTATCATTTGATGCAATTTGTTGTTGTGGTGTATTGGTGATATTTTGCACAGATTGTACTACTGGTGTAGCATAGGCTGGAATAGCACTCACTGCAACGCCTTGTGAAATAGCCCCTAATTGTTGTACAATAGAACTCAAATTCAAATTAGATAACAGATTTTGCAAGCCGTTTTGTGAAGTCAAGCTACTAATAGAACTATTCAACCCCAATTTCATTTCTTGGGTTGCGTCTGGTAATTCGTCAAGCATACCTTCGGTAACGCCTTCTGTGATATATACACCAACTTCTCTTTTCATCACTTTAGATGGTGAGGCAATCCCGAATAAGTCGCAAAATGTGTTTTTAATATTATTTGCCACATCGGTAACTGTATCTTTAATAGCTTGAATTTTATTAGAAATACCTTGTTTTAAACCTTCCATAAGATATTCACCATAACCAGTTAAAGACAAACCGTCAAAAAAGTCACAAACTCTATCCCACATATCATCGAAAGCTTCATGAATTTTCTTAGCCCCTTGCAGTATGCCTTTTGCAGCCCCTTCTACAAGTTTCGCAAGCAATTTCACCGCCTCTGGTATCAGTTCTAATACGACTTTACCGACTGCAACAGCAATTTCAAGAATAGCTAAAATGAAAGTATCTGCATTTTCAATTATCAACGCCACCATCTGTTCAATGAAATATACCAACGCCTCCACAATTGGTGAAATATTTTCTGTTAAACATTCTGCAAGTGTTGTGATAATATGTAAAATAGCATAAGTAAATGTGCCTGCATTATCTATTATCACATTGACAATTGCCGTGATAACTGTCATAACACCTTCTAAAAACGGTCCTATATTATTTGCAATAAATTCTACAATCATGGTAATACAAGGCATCAACGCATCAATAAGTGGTTGAATATTTTCAATCAAATAACTTGCTAATAAACTGATAACAGACATAGCAATTTCAAATAGAGCTGGTCCTAACTCACCAATTAGCCCGAGTAGCCCTTCCACTAATGATACAAAAGAGGCAACTAAAATATCTAATGTTTGCGGTAAGTTTTCAATAATACCCGTGATTAACATA